CTGTTGCTTTGATTCAAACACATAACCAAAAACCCCTTTAAGAATCGCACCCATAGCAGTAGAACCACCGCCCGTGATAAACAACATAAGTAACTCACCCATCTCTTCACCTGCTTTCCGTCAAATGACTTTCCAACTTGGCACGCATTCTGTCCAATTCTTTTTCAAGATACCGTAGCCGTTCAAACTGTTGGAAGTCAGATGTTATTGGCTTGTCTTGCATCTCTAACAAATGATCTAGGTCTGCTTTGGATTGTTCTGCAAACTTTTCTATGTGCATCATCCGTGCTGACAAGTCTCCAAGTAAAGTCCCTTCGTGTTGTACTCTGTCCAATCCACTATCAAGTGCTATGATCTTATTCCATACTACACTGTATCCCCAAACCACGCTACCTACCACAGCTATCACTTTAGCCATGAACGCCAGGTTCGCTTTGACTTGGACATTGTCTCCTAGTTCTGTTGCCATAGTCTTTATCATAAACAGAAACCCCTACCTAGGGAAACAAAATAAGGCAGAGGATAAAATACTAAAAAAAACCTCCGCCCCTAATAACACGAACCTAGGTAGGGGCTACTATGAATAATAACACTAAATATTACTTACAGATAAGCGTCTGTCAATCTCTTCGTGATATGCTTTGTCACCGGAGCGATAGCGAGGGTCGGACTGTGCACGAGCTAATTCCTGCATACTTTTAAAAGGCATAGTGGATGATCCGGATAGATTGCCTTGGGTAAGTTTAGGTTTACTACCTGTAGCATTCTGATACCTAGCGTACAATCCTTGAACTGCTAACTTAGCTTGGTTAATTGTACCACCTGTGACCGCCTCATCAAAAGCGTCGATCTCTTCTTGTGGTAGATTCTCATTTGCCCACTCAGCCATCGCATCGTATTGATCCCCCGCAACTCCTTTGATTTGTGCTTCTTCAGATTGTAACAATGCTTGCTGACCAGCTGCGTAGCTGTCAACCAAATCCTTAGGAAGTCCAGCTTTCTCTAAAGCGTTATAAGTTTCCTCACTAAGTTGACCGTCGTTTTCAAAGAACTCTTTACTAGCTTCTGCAATCGTTTGATACGCTTCACTAACATTCTCTTCAGTTTGTTCTTCTTTGTCCTCAGCTTCCGTTTCACTTTGTTCAGGTTCTTCCGTAGCTTCTTCCTTAGGTTGTCCAAGTTTCTTTTCCAGCTCGGAGTACGCTTTCGCCATGTCCGCTGGGTCTTTGAACTTCTCTGGGAGCCATTCCGGACGGTCGCTTTGTTCTTCCGGTAGTTCCGTTTCGGCTTGCTGCTCGACTGCTTGTTCGTGGTTCTCTTCGGTGGGTTCGATTTCGCTTGGTGCTTTCTCATTAATCTCTACTCGGTGTAATTCAGCCATTTGTTATTATTCCTCTTGCGGTGTTTGTTGTTGTGAAGCCATGTACTGCTCTTGAGCTGCGTTGATAGCGGGTGCTACTGCGGGTGCTCCGAGTTTCTGTGCCATCTCCATCATCTGTTGCTGTTGCATGGCTTGTTGAATTTCTTCTTCTGTCTTGATCAATCCTTCAGTCTCAATACCAAGAGCAGTAGCACGACGCTTGAAGTAGTCAGATACATTTAAGTATTGAGTAACAGCTTGTGGTCCTACTATCTGGTTAGCACCTGCTAAGAACATATCTAATCTGTTAAGATCATTACCACGACCAAGTGCTTCAACACCAGTAACAATGGTAGGCTTAACAATATCTTTAGGTATCTTAGGCAGACGCTTATTCCTAGACATCTTGTCCATTAAACGACTGACGATAGGAAGCTGTAGTTCTTGAGATAACAGAGAGTAGAGACCACCCAGAGCAGCTTCAAGCTCTTGACTTAACATGCGTATCTCTTCAGCGGTCACTCTCTCTGCATCCCTCACAACTCCCGATGTCAAAAGAAATGCTTGGCTGAGACGATCTGTTATACCAGTCATCGTGGCTTGTGCAGTACGAAAGTCATTAAACTTATTTAACTGCAATACAGATACATCTCCTTCACTGCCTTGTACAATCGCACCGTTTGGTGCTTCAGCTAATGTTCGTGCTCGTGTTGTACCATTCGGATTAACCATGAACAATACTTTAGCTGCTGCTGCACTACCTTCTACGATTGCTTTGGTCAGTGCTTCTAAACTCTTTAAGTCTCCGAGGTACTCTTCAACAAAGCCTCTGCCATAGTCCTCTCCATCAATCTGGGTGTAACGAAGTGGGAGCCACGGGGACTTGTCGATCGGATACTCACCCATACTTTCTTCGATGAGGATTCCTTTGACATCCTGGTAGACTTTGTACTTGTCATCTTCTCTGACGATTGCGGTGTAGAGGTCACAGCTGTTCTCCTTTTCTTGACGGTATACTTCTTCTCTTACCGATTCAGGAAGCATCATAGGAGCTACAGTTTCTTTCACTGCTATGTGTGTTACATTACCCATCGGGTCTCTCTTGACTACATAACGATCAAGCTTGAACACACGCATCCCACCTTCGTCCGGTAAGTACAACAAACTGTTACCTGTTATAAGTAAGTTCTTTAGTGCTTGGAAGATACCGTTCCTGAAGTTCTGTACTTCTACTTCCTGTGATACACTACGCTCTACATCAGCTAATGCTTTCTCTAAATCTGTGCGTAACTGCTCACCACCCTCTGGTCCTAACTCCTGCTTTGCTTTGTCCAGTTCATATCTATCTATAACCAGACGGAAGAATGGAGCGTTAGGTGGTAACAGTGCTAACAATAACTTACTGCTAAGATTCAGTACACCTCTAGCTCCGATACCTTGGTACGGTGTGTAGTACTTAGTAGCGTAGTTCGCACCGTCAGGTGGTAGAACATAAGGAAGTGTAAGCTCAGAAGATGTACGACCTCTATCTAAGAATGACCACCGCTGGTTCTCCAACGAGTGATATAGCCCTTGGGCTGTTTCGTGCATATTAAATATCTAAGTCAGGATCAGTCCACTCAGGACCACCTAAGATGCTAAGTATCTCAGTTTGATCGTACTGTGGTTCACCTATTAAAAAGCTAGGAGTGTCTCCTTCAAACCTTGCAAGTATCTTACTACCGTCTAAGCTCTTTCTGCTTTTCGCCTCGTCTGTGTCTACTAACTTACTAAAGTCAAAGCTGCTAGCTTCTGCGGAATCAACGATTACATATGTTCTCATAATTAATATGGTTTTGTAGATGTTACAAATGTAGCACCGTTGTTAGTACCGTTGTTAACACCAGTCTCATCATTAGCATTGTTCTCTAATCGATAGAATGAAGTGAATTGCGGGTAGAGTTTACTTGATCCTACGATGTTAGAAACTTCTGTGCTTGTTAATTCGCGATTAAAGATAGCTACTTCGTCTAAGTACCCTCCAAATGGGCTTGTTGAATTGCTGTTAGCTCCAATTTTTAAAGTATCAGTTGAGGAGCTTGAATTTGTCTGTGGAGCGGTCGCACTTAATATTTGAGAACCATCCCTGTACAATTTTATATTACCCCCAGCGGCACAAGTCGCAGCAATATGGTGCCAGTTGTTATCGCTAATAGCATTAGAGACATCAAAGGAGAAGTCAGGAAGTACCCGTATTCTTAATTTTTTGGGTGAACCTTGGCTAGACCTGTTATCGTACCAAATATACGCATGAGAATTAGCTACTAAAAATTGGTTCACATCGGTTGTATAAGCTGTAAACTTCAACCAAAAAGTAATACTAAAGTTACAAGTCTGCTGTATGAAATCGAACTTGTTGTTTGTATCGATGTAGTCATTCGTACCGTCAAACAAAGCACTATAACTGTTGGTTTTGAAAGAAGCTCCATCATTCTGATACCCTCTCCAATTCGTGCCGTCATATACGATGACATTCTTCGTGTCTGTTTCAAATAATACATCCCCGTCCGTTGGAGAACCAGGGCGTGTGGCTGATGTGCAAGTGCTGAATGTACTCATGTTTTACGGTGTATAATCGTTATTGTAAATGTACCAAGCTGACCCGTCCCATATGTATATGTCGTATGTATCCGTTCCGAACTTGACTGTTACTTCTCCTGTTGGGTTGGTGGGTGATGATGCTAAGATGTTAGACTCTGTATCTGTATCAACATTGAATACGGATTCAGTAATAGTAGCAATAACACCTAACGCAAATGTTGGCAATACAAACATATTTTATGCAACAGTATCTCCAGCAAGAACAAAGGTGTCAGCTGCATAAGCAACCACACTAGCTGCTCCGTACTGTCCCGCTATCTTGGTGTGTGATTGTCTATTGTTGATGGTAGTACCAGAAGCACTGAAGCTTACTTGACCCGCTCCCTTTTGTACAAAGCTACAATTAAACCCAGCTCCTAAACCACTTGGTACTGTGACAGTTACAGCAGAAGCGTTGTCTAACACAACTACTTTACCGTTGTCTCCAGCTACTAATGTATAAGTGGTTCCTGTTTGATCGTTGATCGAAGCGTCGAAGTTGCTGATCGCATTACCGTTGAAGTCGTAGCTTGCCAGGTTAGAGGCAGATGCTTGCCCCATTAGATTAGTAACGGTTACCTTCTTAGTAGTAGGAGTACCTGCGACATCGTCAACGATTGCTACAATGTCAGCACCTGCTGGTGTCGTCAGCTCGGTAAGTTCTGTAATTTTTTTATTAGCCATGTTTACGGTGTGTAATCATTGTTGTAAATATACCAAGCACTACCATCCCAAACATACAGATCGTGAGTGTTGCTGCCGAAATATACGGTTGCTTGATTTGCTGGGTTGGACGGGGTGAGTAATAATATATCCGCTTCGTCTTGTTGGAAGTCGTCAGCAGAACCTGGTGTTACAAGATCGTCAGGTATGTTGTACTTATTAGCTGCTGCCTCTAAGAACAATCCGCTGATGGATGCTGTGGTAAAGTTTGTAGAAGAGAGGTTAACACTTGTTACTCCGATACTGCTTGCAGAATTAGTAAGAGTGAAGGTAACTACTGTGTCGCTACCTGTTGGTAAAGTCTGTCCGCTATCTACTGTAAGTACAAGTGTACCTGTTGACTGCGTCCAACTACCAGCCGATCCAAAGATAACAGCTCCCGCCCCACCTAAACTTAAAGAACCATTATCCGCTGTGGCACTACCTGTAAGTCCTGACAGAGTGATCGAAGAACCTGCGGAGATAGAAGCGGATGGTTGTACAGTAAATGTAAAGATGTTGGAGTTGCTTGCTAAGTTACTACTGTCTGTAAGCGTGGCAGTATCAAATGTTGCAGATATAATAAAGGTAGCTGTATTAGAGGTTGAAGTATCCACCCCATCTGTAGCTATTATCCTGTAGTAATATGTAACAGCTCCCGATAAAGGACCTGTGTCGTTAACCGTTAAACCTAAAGTACCACTAGATATAGTAGTAGGACTTGTAAATGAAGCACTAGTATCCCGTTCGTATGTATAGCTAGTAGCTCCCGCCACACCTGTTGTACTTATAGTAGCACCGTCAACTCCGAATTGAACAACTGTTATATCAGGCTTTGCAAGCCCAGCTACTACAGCGTCAAACCCATACAGTACCTCAAAGCTAGGTCGAATGAAGTTACCAGGGAACGCAATGATTCCGCTTGGTTTTTCAATCGACGGTGTGAGTAAGAGAGACATTAAAGTGAGTCAACAGTTCCGGTAGCGTAGACGCTGTGGGTTCCTGCTGTATATGCACTTACATTAGCTCTTAGCTTTTCGTAGTGTCCGTGGTCATCTCGTATCATAACTGATCCCAGTGCTGATACTGATTGACTGTGTACTACACGCCAAGCTCCTCCAATCCAAGCTTCTATATCTACAGTAGCTGCACCAGCAACGGATGTTTCTATTACGAATGTCCATCCCTTGTCTCGCTCTACACTGACCTCAGTACCAGGTGCTTGTGATGTACCGTTTAACAATAAAGTTTTCTTATCTAAACTTCTCATAATTAATTCTTTAGGTTACGATGAAAGCTGTACGCCTGTACCCCCGGAACCTCCACCCATGCTCAATGTAGGACGACGAGTAGCAGCAGTCAACTGGCTAGTACCACGACGACGCTTAGTAGGTTGAGTAGCTCTTTGAGTAACAGCCCGTTCAGCAGTGGGAAGTGGTGGTGGAGGTGGAGCTGGCGGTGGAGCCGGAGGCGGTATCTTAGGTTGTGAGAAACACATAGCTATTCTAAGTCTTTGGTTATGATGTTGTCTTGTAACTGTTCGTCGTATTTTTGTTGTAAATAATTAATTACACTTCGTTGTCCTACCTTATACCATATATCTCTATCTGAGTCTGTCAAGAGGGGACATTTATCTGGGAATAGTTTGTCAAGCTTTTCTATCAAAGACTTACTCAACGCTGGTAATATTATCTCTTCACTCATGTTCGTCGTTCCTCCTCACATCGTGTTTTCTCACAAGCTCGCAAAACACTCTTGTTCATAATTGTTGTATTAATGTTTTGAATGCTAACTCACAGGTGTCTGGTACTACTCCGTTACCCAAGAGCCTAAGTCTGTCCACCCTGAAGGCAGTCCCATTAGCTGACAGACCCACGCAGGATTGAGCTTCGGTGACCCTTGGTTCTTCCCACTCGTACTGTTGCTGACCGGGTCTTGAGGGCCATCTAGTCTTGCCAAGTCCCGACCCAAGCATTTCTGATTTGATTCTGTCGCTGTCCTCGCACCCTCCACATGATCGCTCGCTTGAGGTGTTGCCCAATTCTTCGGGTTGTGTACCACTTCCCCTAGATTGCACTTCCCTCTGTCGTATGTCGCATCTCTGCTCATCGTTTCCCTTGGTGTAGGCCAATTGTCCAGCTCCCCCCGACGAGCCATAGCCGTCAAACACTTGCTCGCTTGTGTGTTCCCGCCTATCCTGTACTTCTCTTCGCTGGCTTGCGGTGTCGGATAACTTCCCAAGGATGAACACTCGTTTCCGTTGGTGTGGAGCGCCTGTTTCAGACGCGCTGAATACTCCCCACGTACACGAGTAACCTCTTTCTTCCAAGTCTCCGAGGACATATTTAAGTACCGATTCTCCGTCTGCTGTTTTAGCTGAGATGATTCCTTCGACATTTTCAAAGAGGACATATCGTGGTCGCATAGCGGTAACTCCATCTGCGATCCAAGGCCACAAGTGTCGTGGGTCTTCTGTTGCTTGTCGTTTTCCTGCACTACTGAATGGTTGGCAAGGGAACCCTGCACTGAGGATGGTAACTTTGTCACGTAGTTCTCGATACGGAAACTGCTTGAGGTCCGTGAAAACAGGACACGCATCCAAGAGTCCCGCTTCCATTTTCGCAATAAGGTTGGCAACTGCATAGGCTTCGATCTCGCAGTGAGCAATAGTTCGCAGGTTTGGAATAGCTCGTTTAAGTCCGATTCCGATGCCGTCGTACCCGCTGCACAAAGAGACGTAGGTAGGAATACTAGTGGTTGTTTCATCGTTATTCACTTCTGTATGTTATATCGTCCAGTTCCGACGGGAGCTTTCCCTCTTTAATCTTTTCTTCAGTCCATATCCAAGCTGAAGCATTCCACAAGATAGCACCCGCATGGTCTTCAGAGTTGTCCCCCTCAGCCAGCCCCAACAAATGTCTAAACATCGAGTCATATAATCTACTTAGTGGGAATCCTTGCTTCCAGTTGTCGTCTCCGTAAAGCTTTCCGCCAGCTTCAAATCTTTTGGCGAGACTGCGTAAGGCGACCGGAGGTATAAGGCTGGGTCGTCCCCGTCCATTGTCCCCATCACGCCTTGCCCCAGTGCTGAAGTTTCTAGTATATCCTTGGTTTGGTAATTCTTCGGTGTCCATAGTTTCTTTATTGTTTTAGTTCTGAAGCAGTAATTCTCTGCTCGTAGTAATCGTGCCATCCATGCATTCATCAAAGCATCTTGTTCAGTAAGCCCTGCTTTCTCGTAACATGTTACAACTGTTTCCCAAGTGTATCCGTATTTATCCAACGCTTTCTTAGCAGCTACTGGTCCTACTTTTGGTACACCACTGAATCCATCTGTTGAATCTCCGGTCAGTGTTTGTATCAAGTGGAAGTTATCTGCTTCTTCAACGGATGGTTGGTGGTACTCTCCTTTGTTATAGTCAAAGAAGATACCTGGTACACTCTTGAAGTCTTTGTCTATACTAACGATAATCGTCTCTTCATCCATCGCTTTATCAGTAGCTAAGATAGATATAACATCGTCTGCTTCTAAGTTAGCCCACAACACACCACCTAACTCATCGATGATCCACTGCTTCACTTGTCGTAAGATGATGGGTAATCGAGACTTAGCACGGTTTGCTTTGTATTCAGGGTTAAGTTTACGACGGAAGTTAGCACGGTCTGATAGACACAGCACTACATTCTCACACTTCAACTGTTCTCTGAACTCCTGTATCTTATTTATCACACGAGCTTTAGCTAATGCCATGTCTGCGTGTACAGTCCACAGTTCTTCCTTCCATTGTATTGGTTCTTCTGCGACAACAGCTGCCTCGAAAGCGAGGACATCTGCGTCTATTAATAGTGTAGTTTTTGTTTTACTCATAGTATACGCTCCAGTTATTCTGATATTTCATGTACTTGGACTTGGAACTATTGTCGTCGTACAGTTTTATTGTCAAGCTAGTGACAGCTTTTCTAGGTATCATCCACCACATATTAATAGGTGCTGCGTAACAAGCTACTACATCCACCAAGTCACTCATGTGTGCTTTAGTAGTACATCCAGTACCGGTTGATAAACTGTAGTAATTACATTTGTGTTTAACGCTTGTGCTTTTTACTTGTACCTTCAGATCACCTGCTGGGCAGTGCACGATATAGTCCCAAGGCATAGGAGTAGTTGGTGTGTGTGGTTCAAAGTCCCGCTCTAAACATTCTGTTATGAAACGAGTCTCTGCTATAGCTCCTATGCGTTGTTCTTTAGATGATGGCATGTGTTGTCTCCATTCAAATGGGTAGCTAATATCTTGGGTGTCGTACAATTCAGCGACCGTAGTATAGTAATCATATTCTATTTCGTCCATCATCAATGCGTCTCCGCCCAAGTGTTTCCGATCTTGTACTCACCATCAAGTTGTACATTCAGCTTCAGTTCAACACCCGCTACACGAATAGCTTTCACTGCTAACTTACCGAATGCTTCTGCTTGGTCTGGTATTACTTCCGCTTGGAACTCATCGTGTATGTTAGCAACAAATGCGTACTCTCGACCGTGCTGCCAGTTACTCTTACCGAGTGCGTGGAACAGTTGGATAAGTGCTACCTTCATACACACAGCTCCGGCTGATTGAAGTAACATGTTCAGTGCTGCGTGACTGCTTCTAATCCGTAATAGTCGCCCGTCCAATCCTGATAAGACACCACCGTGTTCCACTTTCTTTTGGATAGCATCTTGTAGTTTCTTCAAAGCTGGTAGGTTATCTAAGAACTTACGCTTCAACTGCATACCTTCCTTCGCTCCACCCCCAATGATCTCTCCCATCTTAGCGGGACCAGCACCGTACAACAAAGCGTAGATCATGGTCTTAGCTTGGTCTCTGTTCTCTAACCCTGCTCGTTCCATGTTGAATGTATGGATGTCTCCTTCTGTTACTATCTTTCCGTACTCTCCTCTATCGTAGAATGCTAAGTAATGTGCTAACATCCGTAGCTCCAATCCACTAGCGTCACATCCCACCAACTTCTTACCGACACCCGCACCGAATAAATCCCGACACTCTTCACCGTAAGGTACACGACAAGCAGGAACTTGTGCTACATTTGGATTGCTGTGTGTACACCGCCCAGTCACTGCTCCATTTGTATTCACACTACCGTGTATGCGTCCAAGCTTCGCCAACTTTAACCACGCTTGTTCACCCTCTGCTAACTGACCCAGTCTTTTCTGTACGAGGAGATAGTCTAATAACTTCTGTGCTATTGGATGGTCGATCTTCTTCAGTACTCCCTCATCCACTTTAGGTGTGGTAGCGTCTGGTTCTTTTGGTAGATCGTATCCGAGGTCAGCTAACGCTTGTGCTATCTGTTGTCGAGACCCTGGGTTAAACAGTGTAGTCTTCTTCTTGTTACCACTCTTGACTGCTTCCTTTAACAAGGTCTGCTTCAACCCTCTAGCTTTCAACATCTCCTTTAGCTTTACCTTGGTCTCAGCAGTGAGGACTTCTATCTTATCTTCCTCCTTTAATGTTATCGACCAACCAGCTGGACTCTTCATCTCTTCCACCTTTGGTGATACCATCTGTTGCAGTTCGTCTTTCAACTCTGCTCGGATAGAGGTTAACTTAGCGGTTAACTTGTCTGCTTTATCCAAGTCAAAACTGAAACCGTGTCGTTCTTGTTGAGCGATGATAAATGCAAACCAATGTTCTATACCTATCATCACACGGCTCGGCTCTTGCTTCATTAAGTAATCGTACAACAGCTGAGTAACTATACAGTCACGCTCACAGTACTTCTTCATCTCCTCATTGTAGTGATCAAACGCACCATCCTCTTCTCCGTAAGTCAGCTTCGTAGCTTTACCCATCCGGTGTCCCCAAGCTTTCAAGCTGTGACTACCTACAAGTTTAGGATCGAAGTTGTTCCGTCCGAAGTCCTCGTTCCTCAAGTCAGAGAAGATACACCTAGATAATACTAAGGTATCAATAACTTTAACCAAGGGTGGAGAGAAGCCGTACATCTTCTTCAGTGCTGGTATATCAAACTTAATAACATTGTGTCCAACTATACGGTCTGCTTCTGCTAGTGCTTGCAACCCTCGATGTATGCTGTCTCCCGCAAATGTCACCATCTTAGAAGTCATTGGATCGTACACACTCAAGCAGTGTACCGTGTGTAAGTCAGTCAGATTAGTGAAGTCTTCAAGACCGTTAGTTTCTATATCAAAGAATAGTGTTCTCATATTTATTTAGAATGGTTCGTTGTTATTTGTTTCTTCAAAGGTACTCGCCCTGTCTTCCTCGGTGCACCTACCTGTATCACAGTTGTAATACAAAGTACTACAGTGTCCGGTCTCACCGCTGAATCGATTCTTCAGTACTCTTACTTTTGTTTCGTTGGATAGCTTGTCGCTCTGTTGGTTGCGTTCCAATCCGATGACCATGTCAGATAGCTGTGCGATTGCTTGGCTACCTCGGAGGTGATGCAGACTGACTCGTCCACCCTCTTCATGTCCTGTATCCACACGCTTCAAGTGACTGACCAGTACCATACCACACCCCGTCTCCTCAACTAGAGATCGTAGCTTGGTCATAGTATTATCTATCAATCGTCGCTCGTCGTCTCCTTGTATCCCACTAACAACTATCGATAGGTGATCTAGGAATATCCATTTACAATCGAATCCTTTAATCAGATACCTAATCTTAGATAACAGATTGTCACTCTCCATACTCCCGAAGTGATCGTAGGTGTAGAACTTACCGTTGCCCACAGTCTTATCGAACGCAGGTCGTAACTCCTTCTCATCTAACATATCATCGTCGAGGTGTAACGGTTTGTTCATGTGGATCCCTAGTATACCCAACGCTGTACGCCTGACAGATTCTTCAAGAGCTATGTAACCTACCGTCTCACCCATCCCTAACAGATGGTGTGCTATCTCACGACAAAACAGACTCTTACCGATACCACTACCAGCAGTAACAGTTACAAGTTCACCCAACCTCATACCGTGAGTGATACTGTTCAGTCCTATAAACGGATACGGTTTGCTTTTGTGTTCCTCCTTATGAGAGATAACATCCCACAACTCCTTACCGTTTACGATGCCGTCCGGTCTGTACTCACGAGCGTCGAACAAGCACTGGACTAACTCCTTACTTCTGTTCGCAACGAGCATGTCGTTAGCATCCTTTAGTGGTAGCTCTGCGATGTGTGCTTTGCCAGGTGTTAAGAGTGCTGCACATTCTGCTGCTCCCTTTCGTCCGACATCATCCATATCAAAGCAGAAGACTACTTGATCGTACCTGTCCAACCAATCGATAGCTTGAGCAACAAACTTCTTAGCTGCTCCTGCTCCGTTAGGTACACTGACTACTGGCCACTTGTTATCGAACGCTTGGCTGACACTTAAAGCATCCACCTCACCCTCGGTAACAACTACTCGTCTACCTCCATCCCGCCACAGGTGCTGACCGTACAATCCTATCAGCTCTCCTCTAGTAGCGAAACTCTTGTCAGCAAACCGTAGCTTCTGTGCACAAGTCTTACCGTCTCTTGTTTTATAGTTAGCTATCTGTACAGGCTGTCCGTTCACATTGCCCATCCAATACCCCCACTTCCGACAGGTATCTTCAGTCAAGTTTCTTCGGGCTATTGCTTGAGGTGATCCGTTAACAAACTCTCTCGGTGTTGGGTCGCTCACTTTTCGTCCTCCTCCAGCGTGACTGTTACAGCTGAAACAATGCCAGCTTCCGTCGTCGTTAGTGGCTCTTGCATCACTTGATCCACACTTAGGACAGGGTTGGTGTGTGTTTGTAAAAGCCATTGTTTTGGTATTTGTTTATTTGCATATAGTATATTTTTCTTTTCGCACCAGCGGGCGTAGGTAGTGTTGCTTCCTTTCCGTATCTTATTAAAAGCATTCATAAATACTAGTCGGATGTCTAGGTGTGGATGCTGTTCTCGGACTAGTAGATGCTTCGTTCGATCCTCCACCGTCCATAAACCCTTAGCTTCAATGATGATGCCGTTGGGTAGTATGAAGTCGGGAGTATAAGTTGCTACCTTTTGGTACTCTAACTTGATTGTTTCGTACTCAAAAGCAACACCACTACGCTGAAGCTGGTTAGCTAATGTTTGCTCGAATCCAGATCGGTACTTAGAAGTTGGCGAGGACCTCTTCTTCTTCTTCCGCATCGAATCCACCCTCTAAGTTTTCACCGCCATTAACAAAGCCTTCTTCCTCAGTAGTGAATCCAAACGCAGATGCTGCGATACTGGATACTCCACCTTCACCAAGTTGAATGACTTGAACAGCTTGTAACTCAAAGGTGACTCCGAATCCAACAGCAGCTGTGTAGTAAAACTTAGGACGGAACGCTACATTAACTTGCGAACCTCCCCATACTTTTACATCTGGGTCAAGTGGTTTACCAGTGGAATCGTACAGAGCAATCGATAAGTGATACTCACTACCGTCCCGTCTGCGTCCACCAGCTTTTTGTTTTACCTTGATCAGGTATCCACCTTCCACTTCATCAATCGGAAACTCACGCTGTGTAATCTTCTTACCAGCATTTGCTTCTTGTACTTCACGCAACTCTTCCTCGTACAACGGACGAAGAACCTGTTTGATTGCGTCTGCTTGTTCTTTATCTATTACAAGATCACAACTGTAAGTACCAAACTCCGGATCAAATCTTTTGTTAGGTTCATTAAGGTGACAGTACTTAGCTGTACCTTTAGCTTTTATAATCTCGTGTTTCTTTCTAGCTTTTAGTGCCATATCTATTTTTCATTTATTAGTTAAGACAACAGATACTTCATACGCTTTACTGCCGAGACATCTAAGTCTCCAAGTTCAGGCACGAGTGGAAGTTCTGCGGTCGGATGGTTGTTGATTTGCTCCATTCTGAACTCGGTCAGGAGATCAACAGAGAAAGTTTTTGCGTACATCTGTCGTACAATCGTATTACATTTGCGTACATTACAAGCGTGGGTCACGAAACAGTCATGTATAGTAGCCAAGTCAAAGTCAACCTCATTAGCTACTTGATGTACGATACAAGCGTCTAAGCTGTGGATAAAGTTAGCAGTCACTGCATTGCCGTGTTGCTTGGTATCTATCTCAGATGTCTCAGTAAAGGTACGGACATATACAGTAGTGTTATCAAATACAGATTCTAAATCTATCTTCTTATACTTACTAAAGCTTTGCTTAACTTTAAATCCAGTAGGTGTAGTCCAAGTAATACCGTCCTCGTAAGGCAAACACCTTATCGTTTCACGCAGGTACTTCATCACTCGGTTAACAGGTTCACACACTTCATCTGCTATCTTGTTTATTATATTACTGATCCAGATAACAGCAGTTAACATCTCACCTGTTGTAGACCAAGGATGATTAACTCCTATACTTTTAAATAAATCTTGTACTAAGTTGTAACTTGTAGCTCCATACGGACGGTTCATCACTGCCATCTTAGCTATCTTTCTTTTGATACCGTACTGCATCCAGCTCTTAGCAATAACACCACCGTCTTTCATCAGCTCATCGTGTATCCTGTCTGCTACATATTGATACATGTCATTAGCTCTGTCTTCCTCCACCAGGTTGCACATCCTACCAATCTCTTTGTCCCGCAATAACAAACTAAGTATCTGCATACCGTTATTGGAACAGTCCTGACGCACAGGTAAGTAGCTAACATATCCGTACCCCTCCTCCGTAAACTTCTTAAACTCTAAACAGAACCGCAGGAAACAGAACGGATCACTTGCATCAGTCCACCAATCAGTACCGTGCGGATCATCAGCAGCTTCCAATATAAACTTCTGTCGTTTACCTACCCACTCTAACCGTTCTGCTCGTGTACCCTTCACTCCCCACATGTTAGCACCGTGTACAAGGATAGCTTCTAAGTCCTCTTCATCTACTACTTGTTGACCGTTCTTAAAGTCTAACAAACTCTTAGCTAAGTCAGAACCTTGTGGATGTAAGTAGTACGGTAAAGCGTACACTCTGCCACGATAGTCACAACGATACGGAAAGTATATCTTCTCCCACTTCCCGTACATTTTAGCGAGGTGTAAGATACGACAAGCTTGGAATCTTTTAGAGCTGTTACTAGCGTTGGTCTGTTTAATATCTTTCTGCTTTAATTTCCACACCATCAACTCATGCTCATCACTGCCTGTATAATAAGGTTGCTCAGGTATCTCTCCAAATTGTGGGATGTTTCCTACTACCCGTTCATTCTCCCAAAACTTTAGAGTAAGTTCTAAAATCTCTTCGTTAATTTTCCACTCCACTCTTTGAAGTTTATTAACAGCAGACATTACATGATCGTAGTTATTACCCTCAAACCATTCGACAGGTTTACCTGTGAAGAATTTCTGTGCAGGTAACTGTTCTATATCGTACCCACCACCCATCAAGCCGTGCCAATCAACTGGACGGTCAGGTAAAGCCATCTTAAATACTTCCCCTGCTTCCTTCCACTTGTCAAAGCGATGCATCCAATCTTTAAACTCCGGAGTAGGTAATACAAAGCGTTCCGGCATCTTACTACTGGTACTCTCTCGCATACCCACTATGAACAAACCAGTACAGCACCTAATTTCCTCCAACAACCACAGTCCAAGAGCAGTCTTAGCTTTGTGGTGCCACAATTCAAACCGTACATCTTCGTACTTATAAAACTGGGTGATCTTACTTTGCTTACTCCTGTCGTTTATCTCTAACAAATCACGCTTGTTGTGACTCAAGTTCTCCAACGCATACTTCCACCTAGCTTCATTCTCAAATGCTTTACCGATACGATGTCCCATCTTTCCGATAGCTAAGTGGTTGTCTATGTTGTTAAGGAATGTACGCAAAGCAATAACAGCTATTTCATACGGACACATATCCATGACGAAGGTCAGGTAAAGTGGTGTGGTGTAACCTGGACTAGAGAATTGATCGATGATGTGCTTGACCCTGTCTCCTAACTTCGGACACATACTCTGTAACATACGCTTACAACTAGCTGTGTGGCTTGACTCTCCTTCTTTGCGTAGCTTTGCTTGTCGGTTACGATACTGCGTCCGTCCCCACTCCCTCATCCTCCAAACATGTCCCTTTGTCTCTTTAGTCATGTGCGTTATTAAACCAACATTTAGGTAGCTGTCTTTGCTTGTCCGTGCGGTAAGCTATTAACTTGCCTTCAGCATCCCGTACATAGTTGCCGTTCTTATCCCGCTGGAAGCCTGTGATCTCCGTATCCGCCCAAAACTTATTCCACCCCACAGCGATGGCGTTGTGATCGATGCTAGACCAGTTAAAAGGGAGGTCAGTTACGGATGTTTCGTATTCTTCCACACTCATCTAATAGTTCTTCCCGTAATATGTCCGCCTCAGCCTCCCAAAACAGGTCAACTCTTTCTCGGATCATCGTATCCTTCCCGCCTGAGCCAATCTTCGATGGCTTCTTCGTCACCATCAAACTCTTTAATCTCTTCCAAAAGCCATTCTCTCTCCTCTTCTTCTTTTCGTGCTTCTTCATAGTGTAATTCATAAGGGTCGGTTAACCAGTTGTCGTAACTCATTGTTCCTCCAGTTTCTCAAGGTGTTCTTTGTAGTGCTGTAGCTGTATATATAGGTCTAAAAACCTACCACTTAGCTCTCGGTTCATATCGTTGTTAAAAATGTGGAACATAAGCTCTTCAGTCATGTCCACAGGGTCAAGTAATATATCTTTCATCGGTTTATTAATCTCGGTACATCCAACACGTGAAAATTATCGCAATAAATGCAATAAGAAACATCATCATCATACTCATAGCATATTCTCCTTCGGTTAAGCTCACTGGTTCTGAATCGCTTTTAGTTGTGAATCGTACAGCTTTCGTTTGATCGATTGAAAGGTTTCTATTTCTTCTTCTTCGTAAAATTCATCGATCAGGTAATGTACGGCATCTAACAATGCTTTGTATTCTTCTTCGGTTAATTCAATAGTATTCATTATTTTATTGGGTTGTCGGTTGTCTGTCGGATCACGCCTTCAATCGTGCTTACAGGCTTCCTTGATAACAATTCCTGCTGTAGCTCCACCAAGCGGTCACGGACACGTACGCTATCAGGTAGTTTCTCAAGGACACGTAAGTAGTGATCGATAAGAGTCTGGATGGATATATCGTCTAGCGTGGAAAGATCGGATGGGTCAGTGTTATTCAAAGTCATGTTCGATACACTTTGTGCCCTCTCGCTCCATCCCTTGCAAGCTTTTATCGCAAACATCACAGGTCTTTGTTTCACGGACAGGTAAGGATCGGTTACGATAGTATTGCCTGAGAGTCTTTTCTATATCGGAATACATCGCCTCTTTAGATGGGCTTTGACCGCTTATCGGAAGCTCACGACATCCCCACGCTATGAACGGAAGGGAAGAGCTGTGTGAGTCGATACGATAGAAGAATGTTAGGTTTTGATAGGTAAAGGATACGCTCATGATTCGATAACTGATTTAGTTAGTTCACCATCTATTTGAATGTCTTCTCTTATGTCGGATTCATCATCATCTAAATGCCACCTTGAAACAATGTTTTCACCATCGATTGAATCGTCAAAGTAATAAACATAGTTGCCGATAGTGACATATAAAGAGTTATCGCTAGGTTGTTGTATTTTCATGTGTACAGGTAAGGTTTAAATTGATTGCTCCAGTTTATTAAGCTTTGCATAGCACTTACTCAACTCATTGCGTAGCCAATCAACATATGTCGGATCATCTTGCCAGTAAATTATGGCTTCCTTTGTATCTTGGATGATTTGCTCTAAATTTCTAATGTCGGATATGATATTTGTTTTCATTTTGTGAACAGGTAAGGTTGTCGGTTAGTTTGCAAGCCATTCCTCATAAGTTAAAAGAGGCTCGCCAGTGGTAAAATCATTACCCTTTCCGTCATCTGCACAGGTAAGATAGCATTGATATTCCTCGTCGTTTGTACCTCTTAATTTGGTTCGACAGTTGTAAGTAGTTTCAAGTAAAGACTCGTTGTCGAGTAAGTTGTCGTTTGGATAGTTCATTATTTAATTTTAGGTTTCAATAGGATTCCTGATGTGTGAGCATGGCAAGCTATGTCGTATTGAATAGCAACAGCTTTGACACGATCAAACAGCTTTTGTGTGAGGTTGTCCTGAATGTTAATAGTTATCTCCTTGCCCGTATCGGCAACAGTTTTGCAATAGGATTCGATTAAGTTCATGAGAGTAAGATACTGAGAAGTATTGCAATCCAAGCAACGCCACAGAAGGTACACATAAAGATATTTGCGATACGATCGGATTTACTTGGTTTGATCCAGTGAGGATAACAAAGGTTTGATGTGATTTTGATTCTTTTCATAATAGTTTTATCCTTTCGTTCTTCCGTGCTCAATTTCACATAAGGTTGAGAAGTAGCTACTCAATCCACTAGGATTCTTATTCCAGATTTCCTTAACTCTTTTACGCTCGCCCTCAGTCTCTGGTTTAAAGTCTTTGCAACGGTCATTCATAAAAGCCATAGGTGAACATAACATTCTTAATTCTCTGGCTCGTTTTGGTGTAATTTCCTGAGTCATGGTATTAATACGCTTTCAAGATTGTTGGTGAGCCTTTGCCCGCTTTTCTGTATTTGTAAGCGACATTTGCCATAGCTTGAGAAATAGGGCTTGGATGTGTGGATTTGATTTGTTCGACATGATGAACATTGTCACCTGTAACAACAACGATAGATATAGTTTTTTTCATAGTAATAGTGATTGGATTAAGATTAACCAAACTTGTATGGATCAATGCTAATTAGCTTTTCAACAAGTATATCGTCAAGTTTAGAAAACTGGTCTCTAGTAAAGATGCCAGCGTTCCAAAGTCTTTCTAAGCTTTCCTCTACTTTTAAAAGAGAGTCAGCGTCATTAGCTTTATTGATCCGTTCAAGTGCAGATTGATAGTTATTGTTCATGTAAACAGCTATTGGACAATCCACAGCATCTTTGCAAATTGTTTTTTGCGTTTACCTATTCTTTAAAGCTGTACTTATGGATGTTATAACAAAGGCTAATGATACGATAAGTGGAGCTTGGATTGCTTATTGAGACCAAATCTCAACATTTCAATGATTTCAAAAATAAATGAAAAAAGAACTTCGAAAGCGAAAAACACATATACAAGCATTTACACATTTAAACTAACAAGGCGACAAGATCAGCTGTCATTCGAGCCTATCCCATTGACGCAAACAGCTGGCAATCTCTGTCGATTTGCGAAAATAATTGATCGATTTTATTATGTTTTTGCCAAGCGGTCTGGAGCTGTTTCGTAAATCGTTGATAATCAACAAAACGAGGTTCGCACAATATGTAATGTGTCGATTATGTGTCCAATAACATCCCCCACCCTTTAATAATCTTGGGTACACGCGGGGTCAATTAAACGCAGGCGTATATAGCGTAAGGGTCTCGCATTTTTTCACCAAAACTTTTTGGTAATGCTCATCATAAGCCTCTCAGATTTTTCTACTAAATCTTTTCTAGGAGTCCTTTAAACTTTCTACATACTCCTCTAAACCGCACCTCAGAGCTACGCTTATATAGTCGTCATCAGTGGCTTCTTCCTTTCCCCACTTAACTAGCATATCGTAAACTTCATCTTCCATCTCCAGGTTTAGTTTGGTGAACATCTCATCTTCTGTTGAGACGATCCGGATAACTGGAAGCTGTTTGTCAGAAAGTGAAGTTGATGTCGGTGTCGGTGTCTTCTTCTTCATAGTCGTCTTGGTTATCTATTCCTTCATCTAGCATGTCTAATGCGTTGTCACCATCAGGTGCAAAAATAACATCATCTGTTTCAGTAAGTACAGACAACTTAGCGAAGTCCAAGCAACCTGCTATCGTGTAGTCGTTAAGATCGTACTCTCTTTTAAAGCGGTACACCAGCTTGGCTAGTTCGTACTGGAAGGTGTCTGTTTGATCGTTGATGTGCATCACTTTAATATACATAAGATAGAGCAGTTGTCGAGTAAAGCGAGTAACTGCGATGAAGTGAGCAGAGCGATCTTCTTGCGAGACGCTCTTGAGACACTATTGAGACACCTTCTGTACCCCTGATAAACACTGATGTTTTAAATTTAAAGCTTTACAAGTTCCCTTCGGTGTGAGATCGTTATAATATTGATATTAAGATAGAACCTAAAAGGTCCTTTTAATCGATCATATAAGTAAGTACTAAAGATAAGTGTACAAGCAAGAGTGTTAGAGTCGTATAGCTGTTTACTGCTACAGCTTTCCTTTTAAACAAAGATTCCTTAGTAGATAGCTTCAGCTACCATCAGATCAGTAAGACTCTGTTGAGCTGCTCATACATTAGATCCTTCGCAGCTAGTTTAGAGTAGAGACTGATAACAACTCTTTAACTTTAGGGCTTAAGGATAGGTGTGTTTATAAATAAACCATATAGCATATTTAAAGTGTTACTTTAGATTTACAATAGGTAACTTGTATACAGTAAGTCTGTATTTAAACTAAGTAAGAAATTACAATATAAGAATGCTAAGTAGATACTGTAAGAAAGATTTGTTATAACTAAGAGTAAGGAGTAGCGATAGCTACGAGTTACGACCAGAGCAGTGCAGAGACCTTATTACTTCTTTTATGAAAGCTATCAACAAACTTAGTTAACTCTTCATTCATCAGCTCTTGTTGTCTATCAATCATAGATTGGTTAACATCAGCAGCCATCTGCTGCACCCAATAACCAACAGCTATTGATAACGCATCAAGACGGTCATCATGTACCAAGCTGCCCCTATCTCTTGTTATCCTACTTAACTGATACATAAGCATGTACCTGGTTTGTTGTTCTATAGGGTAGCTTAAAGCTGACCTGTAATCATTATTTATAACAGAGGGATCAACAATAAGTCTATGGCTGTTTAACACAGGTTCAAGAGTGTCTACAATCCGTAGCTCCTTCTGTTTGTTATGTCTGACTTCTTCTATAGTCACCGGATAGGAAGTTCTAAACAGAGGCTTTATCAGCTCCATAAACATACCGTCTCCAAAGTTAGACTCTATCACTACCTTATTAACTTTGTTATCCTTTGCTATAGCTACCAGTTGTTTAAGGGTCTTCTCATCGTATCCACCTCTTATACCACCAGCATCGGGGACGAACAACTGACCGTTAAGCATCTTGACTACAGCGTACCCTGTTTCATCTTTACCTCTACCTGACGGGTCAATCGCTAATACAGAGCCTGTGTACGGTATCATATCCCCAACAGTGTTAGCAGGTCTTCTGTACCTGTCCCCCGCTAATCCTACATTAGGTAACTCCCTATCACAGTTATCAGGATCAGATGACCACACTACCTTCTCAGGAGCTACATCGACATCCACATCCATAATGACCAGATCGTTTATCTTTAATGGGTAGCGGTCAGCATCAGATAGCTTAGGATTAAGCATGAACTGTAAAGCGTACCCCGTCCGACCGTACGACATCTTTCTTTCTTCCAGGTCGAGATCAGTGAACCTTAAGGGTTCTGTAGAAGTACCGACAGTCTCAGGTGTTATATTATCCGCTATAAGGGGTGCTAGATCGCCTCCGTAGTTATTTATAGCCTCGGTGTCGTCTGGATACTCTGAAGACCAAATACGGCTCTTGTAGCCCCTCTCTCGCAGTTTGTTGTATATACTGTCTTCACATTGAGGAGTACCTAGAAAGATGATACGGGATGTGTCTAAGGGTTTAATGATAGCGTCGAACTCTTTTACTTGTTCATCTAGCTTATCCCTCATTCCTTGAGTGGCAGAGTTGTTAGCTACTTCCACATCGTCCGCTACGATTATATCAGCACGAGACCCTGTTAGCTGGGAGGATATACCTAGTGACTTAACAGAGGGAGCGTGAGAGGCAGGAGCAGGTCCTACATCAAAAGCTATCTTACTGAATCGTTGGTTCTCTGACGGCTTTAATCCTTGTAAAATGGGAATCTCTTGAATGATTCGCAAGGTAAAAGTAGAGAAGTCATCCGATCTATTCTTACTAGCTGATACAACAAGTATGTTCTTGGATGGGTCCAGCAGTAGCTGATGTACTACAAAAGCACTTGTTATCCAACTCTTACCCACGCCCCGGAACGCCATGATAACAGACCGTTTAGGTCCGTGTTGCAGATACTCTGCTATGTCGTACTGTAGCTCGGTGGGGTCTGGGAGGTTCAGGTGCTTCCAAACCAGGTATAGAAAGTTTCTAAAGTCCTTGAGCTTGGGTGGTATCTCTTGGTGTTTCTTGTTCTTCTTCTTCAAATGGTAAAGTATTAAGTTGGTCAGACAGGGTTTGTAAAGGTGTACCCATTCCGCTGTCCATAACAACATTGTTATCTTTAAGGAACTGTCTAGCTCCGTTAAGAAGTGCAGCGTTGTACTCCCCTAAATCCTCCATCATATCAATACTGTTACGATATGCACCAGCTATCTTGTCGTGCAATTTACTTCCTTCGGTATGACTTAACATATCAATAGTGTATTAGTAGTTGTTATCTTTGTAAACAAAAAGAGGCAGCCCGATTGGACTGCCCCTTGATGATAGATATGAGATAAACTCTTAGCTTAAAGCAGCTTCGAACTCAGCAACGGTTCCTAATTCAGTTCCGTTGTGGTAGAGGTCTGCATCAAACTTAGCAGCACTTGCTGATCCGTCTGTTGAAGAGATGTCAGTGGAAGCAGCAGTAGCGGAAGTCGAGAGAACCTTGAACTTGTCGTCTCCTTCGTCCCAGATCAAAGCTACATTGCTTTCAGCAGAACCACGCTCAACGATGAAACCACCGTCATTCGAGGCATTCGTTCCGGAACCAGCACCTTTAGAAAGGTTCATGATGCTGTCAGCTACATCGATGTTAGTGGTGTTTACCGAAGTGGTTGTACCATTAACAGTCAAGTTACCGCTGAATGTAGCGTTGGCAGCCGAGATGTCACCAGAGAAGGAAGCGGAGTTACCGTCAGAAGCAAGTGATCCAGCTTTAGTTTGCAACGCAGAGATGTCTGTGTCGTTACTGGCTACATTGGTTTGCAGAGTGGAGATGTCCGAATCATTCGAAGAAACATTGCTTTGCAAGGTAGCGATGTCGGAATCGTTGGAGCTAACATTAGACTGAAGAGTCGAGATAGCAGAGGCGTTAGTAGAAACGCTGGACTGAAGGCTGGAGATGTCGGTATCGTTAGAAGATACAGCGTCAGCAACAGTTTTAAGTTGGCTATCAAGAGCTTCGTCAGCAGCTTTAAGGCTGGCTACAGAACCGAGATAGTTGGTCGAACCGTTAGCACTGTAAGCACCGTTAGCACCGAGACCAGCACCAGTTTGAGTAGCATCTACTTCGGATTGAAGAGAAGTTACATCTGAAGATACGGCATCAACATATTGCTTGGTAGCAGCGTGGAGGTTGGCGGAAGGATCAGCTGAGAGCGTCAAAGCTCCAGTCATTGTTCCTCCTGCGAGGGCAAGCTTCTTATCAAGCTCTACTTTGGTTTTTTGTCCCAATTGGGTTAACAAACTAGACATAATATATATACTTTCTTTTGTGGGTTAAGCTTATCAGTTAATATGTGATAAAGAGTATTAGCAGAACTTATATCTGTCAAACAGCTTCAGTAATAAGTATAGCACCAGCTTCTGTTGTCAGACTGTCTCCATCTTCTGCAAGTATATGAGTAGCAGTAGGTACTGCACCGCCAAGCTCTACAATCTTCCAAGCAGTTCCATCGTCAACAGCGATACAAGGACCACCCGATCCGTCACCATCTGTTACATATATGATACGACCTGATGTACCTGCTGCTGGTAGACTGGATGCTAAATATGATCCTATTTGCAGAGATTGTGATATATTTACCGCTCCACTGATCAACCCTCCAGACTTATCAAACTTGTTATCAAGCTTGGCTTTTACCTTCTGTCCTAACTGTGTAAGTACGCTGCTCATATCTAAGGTGTTGAGAGACCATCTATAAAGTCTTGATAATCACCAACTTCCTCTTCACGAGCGTCCAAGAAGTAAGGCAAAGAGTTCCAAGCTGTCGTCCCGTCTCCTATCTTAATTCTGTTACGAGCGGGGTCTAATTCAAGACCTAGTTCACCTTCGAGAAGTACGGGGTTGGTGGTCTGCCAGTTGGTAGCGGTATCTCTTCTAAGTTGTATTCTTTTACTAAATGTAGCCATCTGTTAAGCTCCTCCTCCATTGTAAACATCTAAGTTATTATCAACGACAGCTCTTTGTGATTGAATGATTGGATCACCTAAAGGAGCGTCGCCAGCGTCTAAAGCAACGACATCAGGGTCTTGTTTCAAAAGTTCTACTGTTTGGTTCACTTGTGTGGCGACAGCAGCGGATACAGCGTTCAGCGTCCGGTACTGAGCGGATAGTGGGTGTGGACGAACTACAGGGCGACGAGGCATGACTACGCTACTGATTTAGCCCCTCTGCACTTCCACTTCTTACGACTGAGGCTATTAGGACTGTTAGGATCATTCTTCCAATTTCCTTTTATCTTTAAAGACCTAGCACAGTAAGCATCACCTTTAGGAGTTCCTGGTCTAATTCTATCACCACCACCTTTAGCTTTACCTGATTGACCGTAGCCTATGCGACGCTTTCTTCCCGTCTTAGGGTTAGTAACAACTTTAACGAAACGCTTACCTTTAGGCTTCTTTATACTGAGACCTTTGCGTGCCATTACTTTTAGCTAGGGAATCCTTTTTTCATGTTAGAGTAAGATTTAGCACTTACCGTAGAATTTTTCTTACTACGACTAATACCTAAACGCCTACGGTTATTCATGTTCTCGTACAGTCCTGGTCTTTTAATCTTTCTTTTCATCTGTCTATTTCCTCACTAATACTTCAAGCATTCGATCTAGCTTCTGGTTCATCTCCTTGATAGCTTCCTCTACTTTCCCCATACGGGACTCCACAGCAGCGTCTCTTTCTCGTTGAGCAGCTAACTCCACCTCTATCTTTGTCAGGCGTTTATCACCGATGTCCATCCGTT